CCCTTGTAATTATACTATCTAATTCGTGAAAATTTAAGTTTTGACACTCATCAACTATGATAACTGCATTGTTTATTGTAATACCTCTAATAAAAGATGTACTCATAAATTTAATATTACCTTGCTGTTTAAGAGCATCGTAGGAGTCTTTGATACCAAAAAGCTCTCTACAGATTGATCTATAGGGAGCCTCGTAGATAGATACTTTTTCTTGTTCGTCTCCAGGTAAAAAGCCTATGTCTCTAGTAGATACTACCGATCTTACTATAAAAACATCATCATATACTGTACTAGGGTCTAAAACTTCTTCTAAAGCTAAATATAGAGATAAGAATGTCTTACCTGTACCTGCAATGCCGTGTAAAAGTAAGTGTTTATCGTCTTTATACGCATCATATATTATTTTTTGATTGTCAGTTATTGGTTGGATTGTTAGAAGATCATCTATTCTAACCTTTTTTAATGGCTTTCCGTTACCATTGCCGTTTCCGTTAGCCAAGCGCTACTTCTCCTTAATTATTGAGAATCGAGTTTTCCCGATTTCATTAATTCAGTATAACCTCCAACATAAGTTTCATCAATAAAAATTTGAGGCACTGATCTAGCATTGGGTACTACTTCTAATAATTGTTCTTTAGCCCACCCAGCGCCAATAATTCTTTCTTCATAAGAAAGATCTCTTTTCTTAAATTCGTGTTTGGCTCTTTCACAAAAAGAACAATCAAGCTTACTCCAGATAATGATATTCATTATAAATCACCATCTTTTCTGTTTTCTGAGTAGTGAACATCAAACTCTCCTCCAGGATAACGAGACTCTAGCTTTTTAACGTTTTCAGCAATAACTTCATTAGGATCTAGTTCAAGTGCACGACAAGCGTTAATCCAATACCACATAATATCTCCCAGCTCACGTTTCATGTGAAAAATAGTATCATCATTTAAAGGTTTACCTTGAAAAACACATTTTTTTACAATCTCACTAAACTCACCGCCTTCTGAGGCAAGTCCTACACTACCAGTTAATAAAAGCGATATATTAACTTTATCGTCTAGTGATTCAAGTTGTCTAATCAAAGCCACCTTATTATTACTTTCAGTGCTTGTTACAGCTTTTACAAACTCTTTATATTTATTCAAGTCAATCATAGAAAAAATCCTTTGTTAATTATCATATTGTTACTATTTGAAAAATAGTCTTGTTGTGTTCCTTTACGTTGTAAATCAAGTGTTATACAATGTAAACCCCCGTCCCAGAAAAATCTATGACGCCAAGGAACATACACCGGTTCTACGTGATGTTTTTTTAAAAAAGCATTTACTTGTTCATTATTAGGATTACTCACACAACAATGATGCTCGTCTAACATTAAAACATTCACATCAAATACTGTTTCCTCTACATAACCTACCCAGTCTTGAAGCCACGTTTCAACAAATTCTGTAAACTCATTGTTGTCTTCTTCGCCTAATAACCACCATTTGCCTCCGTTATGTTTCTTTAAGTCTAAAAACTTCCTAACTTTACTCCAACTTTGGTCCGGCAAATAACATACATCCCATCCAGGAAATGTCTCTTCATAATTGTGCACATCTTTTAGACTTAGGATTGCTCCGGGTTTAATGGGATGAAAATTACTGTCTGTGTGTCCTTCCATAGTCGCTTCTATTATATCGAAATTTTTTAATCCAGGTAAGTAAGATTCAAGTTCTTCTCTTGTATAGTCTAAAACAGTATATTTTCTTCCTATTATGATTCTATTACCCAATACAAAAGCTGAAGCACTACTTATCATATAATCATGAACTTGTGTAGGAGTTAATACTCTACTGTATTTGTTAAGTCTTTCAATAATAGCAGGATGATCGTTTCCCGTGTAGTAGCACTCGTTACCTAAAACTATAAAATTATCTCTTGGTTGTAACGGACCGCGAGGATATTTTCGAGGATTATCTAAAAATCTTTCATTAGAATCCATTTCGGGTTGTATAACTTTAATACCAAATTGTTGTAGTATGGTTTTATATCCTTCAAGGTCTTCTAGGGTTTCTTCACAAATACGTTTCAGCGGATCACCAGCTTTGTCAGGTATACCATTAAAAAATTCAGGTGCGTAGTTATTACCTAACATGCAAACTTCTAATGGGTCCCATTTGTTCCATATATTATAATTCACCTAATAATCCTCACACTGCTCCGTAAATACTATAACCTTGTAGTTGTTTTTTATAATACATCTCTGTGTCTATAAGCATTTCTGTAAAACCTCTATCTCTGTAAATTGCACACTCTGTTCTAATACTTTTGTAACCTAATTTAAGTTTTGGATCTTCATAATCCCAACAAAATTGCATATTATCAATTGCTGTGTCGCCTAGTTTTCTGAGCATAGTCCATGCTACAACTTTATTATCTATTTTATAAGTTACAAACTCACAACGTGGGTCTGTAAACTCACCATGAAAAATTGGTTGAACGCTTGTAAAATTCTTATACCTACAGTATTTTTGATGAATATCAAGTAACAAAGATGGATTTTCAATATTTGTTAATATTTCAAAATCTAGAAGTGGTTTATAATTCGTCTCCTGTAGTGCGATATAACTATATATATGTTCGTTAATCATCTGCTTTGCACATCCTGTTTATACTTAGGATTCCAATTTTTGTAATAATCTTTACTTTCTAACCAAGCACGAGCTTCTACTAGTTTGTCTGTTGGTTGTATTAACACTAGCGCATATTCTCCATTGTTAAGCCAAACACTCTGTACTTCTTCGCGTTCAAAAGGGTGATCTTCTAGTGCTGTGTATCCGCGCTTACTTAACATAGGCTCGCAATCGTCTAGTATTTCACTAAGATGTGCTGGTAATATTCCTAGAGGATTAAATCCTAGCACTACTACTTCACAGCCTTTAGGCCAATAATAGGTATGGTTTTCTATCTCTGCAGGTATGTGTGTTTTCAGCGGAAACTTGCCATCCAAGTAACATGTTTTTACTTTTCCCTCTAACCAAGCTGCTTTTGCAAACGGACAAGGAGGGAGTCCATTAAAAACTTTAGATTTAATATTCAATCTATTATTAATCCAAGATTCAATATTATAGACTAAATCCTGCGAACGTATCTTTTTTGACATCTTGTTTTGTTCCACCTATGATATAACTTGAAATTTCTGTTTCTTGAGGTGCAACCTGTACTTCTGCACCGCTAATCCACTTTTGAGTCCAAGGTAAAGGATTAGCACGAGGAACCTTATACGGACTAATAACCCCAATAGCTGTCATACGTTTGTGCGCAATCCACTCTATATAGTCTTCAAGAAGTTTAGCATTAAGGCCGATCATAGATCCGTCTTTAAACAAGTATTTAGCCCATTGTTTCTCTTGATCTACTGCTTCAACAAACATTCTAACCACTTCTTTTTCACATTCTTTAGCAATTTTAATAAAATCTGGATCATCCTGTGGTAAAAGTTTTAAAATTTGTTGTGTTGAGCCTAAGTGTACATTTTCATCACGAGCAATTAACTTGATGATCTTGGCATTACCTTCCATCTTCTTAAGTTCTGCAAAAGCCCAAGAGCACGCAAATGATACATAGAACCTAACACCTTCAAGAATATTTACACTAGCCATACATAAATATAGTTTCTTTTTTAAATCATATAGTGAAATAGACTTGTTAATGTTTTTTTGATATACTCCTAGTTTCATACCGTCAATGGGGTCATCATCTTCTGTAGACGTAACACTATGATTCCCTTCTCCAAATAGCTGATACCATTTTGTCATCTCAATTAAGTCATCATAGTGATGAGAAATAGAATCGGCACAATCTACTATTTCTTGAATATCCATCATCTCATCAAATACTTTAGAAGGATTAGCATAGATATTACGAATAATATGTGTATAAGAACGTGAATGAATAGTTTCACTAAATGTCCATGTAATAATCCAATTTTCAAGTTCTGGTAATGACACAATAGAACCAAAACTTTCTGCAGGAGCACGTCCTTGTACAGAATCTAGAACTATTTGTCTTTTAAGATTTGATGTAAAAATATGCTGCTCATGTGTAGTTAGGTTTTTGAAATCAGAGGCATCACGAAGAATATCAACTTCTTCTGGACGCCAGAAAAATCCTAACTGTTTATCAGTAAGTTTATCGAATGCTCTATACTTAAGAATGTCAAATCGCTGCATTCCAAGCTCGTTATCAAAGAACATTTTTGAGGTCGTGTGGTCATATGAATTTGTGTTCAATACTGTCATTGTTATTCCTTATAGTACGCAGCTATCACAGTCTGCGTCATCGATTTGTTCTTGAGGTAGCTCGTCAAGTTTGCTTATGTCAATCTCTCCTTGACCGTCAAAGGTATTAAAATAGTATAGTTGTTTACCCCCATATTTATAGAACATTAATACATCCTGTATCATTGTGCTTAA